GTATATAGCGAATGTATATCGTATGCATAAACGAAATAAAGGCGAACGTTTAACGAAATGGCGAAAGCCTTGCGTAACAAGGCATTACAAATTCGCTGAATATTCGGTTGATAACGTAATGTATCTTATCGGAACACTTCGTTGCATACCGTATTCATTCGATATACATGCGTTGAATATTTCTGTTTTCGTGAATACGAGATATCAGTGTTAATTGCGAATTGTCAGACAAATAAAAACCCCCGGGGGACTTTCGCGCGCTAAAGCGCCTACCTGACCCACGCAATTTCCCGCCAAATTTTTCGAACTCGGGCGGTAACTATCGTACCACAACGAAAGGAGGAGACGCAACATGGCGAACCAACGTAAATCACGCCGCGATCAGCTCGCCGACCAACTCACGGCGAAGCAAATTAAGGCCGCACACGCACTCATCGCGAACGAATTGGCGCCAGGAACCGAACGCAAGACGCAGGACCAACTCGCCGACGAACTCGGCTGCGACCGCAAAACGCTATTCCGATGGCGCACCGAAAATCAGGCGTTCATCGAATACAAAAAAGAGGTTGCTCGCGACTTTCTGTCGGACGCTGTTGGCATTTTCGCGCGCCAGCTCATTAAGTCGATGGACGGCGCGCAACCATCGCAAAAAGCGCTCGATCTATACGCGAAAATGATGGGCTTCATCAAAAACGAGCACTCCGTTGAGGTCACGACAAACGACGCACGCTCGTCCGAGGACATTGCGCGAGAACTCGCGGAACTTGACGAACAGCTAGCCGCAACGAAAGGCGGCAACGAATAATGGCGTTTGTTAATGGCGAATGGCTCGATTACGAAGCCCGCGCCAAGCGCATCGACCTGCTCGAACAGCGTGCGGCCAAGCTCGACGAGTTGCGCAAGCAGGGCGCGATTGAGCCGTCGCAACTAGACACGCTGCTCGACGACAAACGCGAATTGGTGCGGTTGCGACGGATTCACCGCGGCGAGCACGATTTTTTGTATTTCATGTACGAATATTTTTCGGAAGACCGCAACCCCGGCAACCCATCGAACTTGATTCCGAAAGGGCAACGCCTTGAAAAGGCCGCCGACTTTCACCGCGAGCTTTGCGCCATGCTTGACGAAGTAACTCGCGGCGAGGTTACGACGAACATCGGTTGGTCGGTAGGCCGGCGGCACGCAAAGACTGCGTACTTGTCAAACGGCTACCTGTGCCATCAAATAGTGTACCGGTTACGTAAATACATCGTCGAGGTTTCGGAAACAACCGACGTGGCCGGCGACTTTATCTCTTGGGCGAAGCACCAGTTGAAATTTAACGAAAAGCTACGCGCTGACTTTGGCGAGCTATTGTACGATAAACCTTCGCGCAACGAGCTCGACAACAAATACGAGTATATTACGTCGTCAGGTACGAAAGTCGAAGCGAAGGGCGTCGGCACCCAGATGCGCGGGCTGCGGTACCTTAGCGACCGGCCCGACTTGTTCATTCTCGACGACCTCGAAAGTGGCGACAACACAAACACGAAAGAGCTCCGCGAAAAGAACTTACATTGGTTTCGCGCTGAAATGCTCGAAGCGCTCGGGTTCGGCGGCATGGCGATATACATGGGTACGATTGTACATTACGACAGCTTGCTCAACCACGTTTTGACAAAGCGTCGCGACTTCAAGTCGAAAAAGTTCCCGGCGATTCTCGAATGGTCGAAGCGTGAAGACTTGTGGCAACGATGGCGTGAGTTGTACAACGCCGACGATCCGCAAGCGAAAGAAAAGGCCGATGCTTTCTACGATGAACACCGCGTGGAAATGACGGAAGGAACTCGCGTGTTGTGGCCGCAAGCGTACACGTACAAGTATTTCATGGAGAAACGCGAAGCTATGGGCGCACGGGCGTTCAATCAGGAGTACCAAGGTAATCCGACCGATGAAGAAACGCAAATTTTCAACCCGGAGGAGCGTGTTTATTACGTTGATTCCGACATTGAAAGCGCCGATTTTGATATCTTTGCGGCGGCGGACTTTGCGATGGGTAAGGAAAAAGGGGACTATTCCGCGTTAATAACGCTTGGACGAAAACGCGATACCGGAATTTGCTATGTACTAGACGCATACATCGAGCGCGTGCACCCGGACGTTTTCTTAAAAGAAATCGTGAAACGAACGTTGAAATACCAATACGAAGGGCTTGCGGTTGAGTCGCAGCAGGCGCAGGAATGGTTTGCGGACAAATTAACGGAAGAACTATACCGGCATGGCTATCCGGCTTATACACGGTTGCATCGTGTTAAGCAAAAGACTCGAAAAGCACTGCGTATTGAGGCATTGTTACCGGACATTCAGGCGGGGCGGATTCGGTTTAAACGTGAGCACCGTCTTTTAAACGAAATGCTCGATTTATATCCGAATCATAATCACGACGACGGGCCTGACGCATTAGCGGACGCATTTAAACTGGCGCGGAGTGGTAAAACATTCGTTCGAACGTTATCAAAACGAACATACTCGCGATAAGACACGAAGGAGGTGACGCAATGAACCGACCACTACCCGATTACAATTTACTTTCGCCGACAGACATCAATAAACTCACGGATTCTCCGCTAACCGAAGCGCTAGGTAAACGCACAATCGACCGAATCCGTAAGCAAATCGCTAATTACGAATATTACCACGGAAAGCAGCACATAGACCCGCGCACAGGACAGCTCGTCAAGGGGTCGGAATTACCCCGACCGGCTGGCGTTGACTATGATCCTACGCGATTCGCAACGAACTATTTTAAATCGTTTATCAAACGTAAGGCACGATGGCAAATGGGTGGCAAACACGGCATTTCCGTTCCACCGAAAGACATCGACTCGCCAGAAATGAAGGCCACACCAGATTATGTGCCATCACCTGCGCAAGCTCGCGAAAACGACCGTGCCGAATCGTACGAGGCGTTGTTGTTTCGCCTTTGGGACGAAAACAACATGCGAGAGCGATTGATACCTGCGGCTCGGGACCGACTGATTGCCGGTCGTGTCGCGTGTAAACTGGCGTTCAACCAGCGCACGGGTAAATTACGGTGGATATGGCGTCCTGATACCGAAGTTATACCTATTTTCAGCGACGATGACTTCGAAGACATGATCGCGTGTCACTTTATCAACGAAACCGAGGATGACGAAGGACGCACACTAATACACAAGCAGTCATTTGTTCTTGACGAACACGGCGAATGTTGGCTCGAAGAGGCAATTTACGATGAAGCACTCGAAGTCGAGCGAACAATAACGCCACGCCAGCCGATGGGCCTCGATTTTTTGCCGGTGGTGCTGTTTCCGGTCGAGGATTTGAGCGGCGAAGAATCGGTAAATCACGAAGTAGACGACATGCGCGAGCTAAACGACGTTCTGAATCAAATGAATGAAGACGCGATTGACTCGCTCAAATTCGAAATGTTTCCGTTGACGGCGTTCCTGAACACACCACCAGGCACTGCGGAAAAAGCGCAAATTGCGCCCGGTGCGGCGGTAGAGGCTATCGGTTCGCAAGACGGTCAATCACCGGACATAAAGAAAGTCGAGGGCGGGTTCCGTTGGAAAGAGGCGTTCAAGGATCAATATTCTCGCGTCAAAGGCGCAATGCACGAAGTAACGAGTCTTCCGCAGATTGTTCCGCAGGAGCTTAATTTTGGCGGCCTAAACGGCGAAGCGTTGCAGGTGCTGTTTCACGACATCATCACGGAAACCGAAGAACATTGGCTTTCGTGGGGACCGCGGCTTGCAGAGTTACACGAAAAGTCAATTCGTTACTTACAATCGCGACTTGACGCCGAAAACTTCGCTTATGACCGTGATGTAGTACGCATGATTGGCAATGATTACGACAACGAAATTAAATTCGTGCTACCGTTACCTGACAACCGCAAGGAACTCGTCGAACTGCTTGGCGAGGAAATGGCGATAGGTCTGGAATCGCAAATTGGCGCGTTGAATCGGCTTGGCGTGGAAAACGCGACAGCGAAGCGCATGGAAATCGAAAGCGAACGGCAGTCACAGCGGAAACAGTATGACCCTTATGGTCCAGAAGGAGAGCTACAAAGCGATGAAGGTGAAACGAAAGAAAGGGACACCGAAACCAGGCGGAAAGAAGGATCGCAGGTTGAAACGGAATAAGTAGCGGAGGAGGTGACGATGCATGCCGAATTTCTCGAAAGAACCGTACGCCATTACAGGCGGAGGAGGTGGCGGAATGCGGTTTTTGAGCGGTGAAGGCGAACCAACCGCAGATACCGGTCAACCCGGAGACGTTTACTTAGACACGACTAATGGCGATTTATACGAAAACGTAAACGGAACATGGACGAAGGATATGAATTTGAGGGGACCGCAAGGCGACCAAGGCCCGCAAGGTGACACAGGAGAGCAAGGTGAACAAGGTCCGGCAGGCGCCGACGGCGTGAGCGTCACAGGCGCAACGTCCGACGGTACGAACATTACGTTCACACTATCCGACGGGTCTACGATCGACGTACCGTGGCCCACGCAGTAATTAAGTGTGACCTACGGTAAGTCGTTAAAAGGCCGGAAA